ATATTATTTTTGATAGAGATGGATATAAAGCAGGTTTAGCTAAAACTGAATCTTTAAGAGATCATTTTTTAAATCATTATGATGGCTCAGTTTCAAAAGAGATAGCTGAGGATAAATGGACTTCAGCAGCTCAAAACACAATTACGTTAATATTAGAAAATGATACTATTCAAGAATACTCAACAGAAACATATGATACTAATAGAGATGGTGAGTCCGATGAAGAAAGAAATCAAAGATGGCAAGATACTTTTAGACAAGAACACGAAGATCAAATACGTAGAGTTAAAGATTATTTAGATGGCATAACTGATGCTGAATGGGAAGGTTACTTAAATAATTTAAATTCAGTAGATATTTCAACAGTCACTTTCCCTATTGACAGTTTTCAAAAATGGTTTAATAGTCAGAGTGGTTATTCTCAAAAATCAATATGGGAATTACCATAATGATTTATGAAACATATTAAATTTTCCTGTCATCCTGATTTAATAGAAGAAAAAGAAATACAACCCATTCCAGCAAAACAACACGTACCTGAGTGGTATAAAAAAATACCTAAATTTCATAGTCAAATGAAAAAAGATATGACTATAAAAAGTTGTGTACCCGTTTTGGATTCTATAACAGCTGGTTATTTATTAAGGATGCCACAAGACATGCAAATCCAACATAATGTTTGGGTTGAAGAGCACAAAAAATATGTAACTTACATAGGTCTTTCTCAAAGACACGATTTGGGTCTAGATCATATGAATTACAATATTCAATTACATGCTGAAGAACACCATAATGTACAAGTAGGTGGACCAGATAGTTTTTATTCAAAAAAACATAAAGGAATGGGAATACCAAAAATATTAAACCCATTTAAAATTGAAACTTCTCCAGGATATTCTTGTCTTTTTATACCACCTATGCACAGAGAAGAGGATTACTTTCATATTTTACCTGGTGTTGTGGATACAGATAATTTTCCTTTAACCATAAATTTTCCATTTATTTTAAATACTGATAAATACAAAAAAATAGATACAGTTGTAAAAATTGGAACACCTTATGTTCAGGTTATTCCATTTAAAAGAGATAGTTGGAAAATGAGTATTGGAACTACAGATCCAAAAGAAATGAAGAAAAATAATTTTCTTCACATGTTAAGAATGTTTGATATATATAAGAGTAAATGGTGGAACAAAAAATCATTCAAATAAAACCGAATCAACTTGAATATTACATTGGTGTAATTGATAGTACAGATCTTGCGGAAGTAAGCAAAGCATTAGTAAATGTTTGTAACAAGTATTCTCATAAATTTAGAGAAGGTGAGATTGTTGGTACAAGTCCTAATAATAAAATTAATAAAGAAATTAGAAATGTAAAAACTTGGTTATTAGGAGAAGATTATGAAGATGTTTGTGATATTCATTGGTCACATTATTTAACTAATATGCTTAAAAATTGTTTTAAAGTTTATGCTACCAAATTAAAAGAACCTTTAGACTTAACTGTTAAAGAAGTAAATATTTTAAAATATAATGTTGGAGGACATTATAAAGTGCACACAGACCATCACTATACTATGCCTCGTACTTTAAGTTTTATTGTTTTTATAAATGAAGATTATGAAGGTGGTAATTTAGAATTTCTTTTACCAGATGAAAATAATATATTTACAGTAGAAAAGAAAAAAGGAAGAGTTGTAGTTTTTCCAAGTAATTTTTTATATCGTCATCGTGTAGTTCCTATTACAAAAGGAGAAAGAATATCGGTAGTTGGGTGGATGTGCTAATGAATGATTTTAAGTATAAACACATACCAAATTTTTTAAACAATAAAGAGTGTGAACTTTTTTACACTTATGCAAAACTTAAACATTTAACAAATACATCAAGTTTCGAAAACCCTGTTGGTAGTAATCTGCCTTTTGCAACAGCAGATACTTGTTTTTATAGTGATACAATTATGGAAGCATTGTTAAAATTAAAATTACCTATTATAGAAAAAGAAGTTGGTTTAGAACTTTTACCAACATATTCTTATTGGAGAATGTATACCTATGGTGCGTCTCTTCCTAAACATAGTGATAGACCATCTTGTGAAATAAGTGTAACTATAAATTTATCAGAATACGATGGATGGCCAATATTTATGGATGGTAATAAAATTTATTTAAAACAAGGTGATGCTTGTATATATAAAGGTTGTGAAGTAGAACATTTTAGAGAATCTTTAGAAGAAAACCATCAAGCACAAGTCTTTTTGCATTATGTGGATAAAAATGGTAATAATAAAGATTATAAATATGATAAAAGACCTTACTTAGGATTTGTAAAAACATGAAATTTGAACACGAAGAAACAGGTTTAAAAATTAAATTCACTTGGAAAGAAATTTTTAGAATAGTTCTTAGAAAATCTATAAGATTTGAAAAGAAAAGCACATACATGTTTTATACACATTTCATGCACATGATTTCTGATGCCATGTGTAAGTATGGAGATGGTAATAAGCACGGTAAAATTACACCAAATGATATAATTAAAACTAAATAGTCATTTATTAACTAAATATATATTTTATGTTATAATTTGACATGCCATTAACAAAAGTAGATATAGCACCAGGATTTAACAAACAAGTCACTGAAACAGGAGCTCAAGGTAGATGGACTGACGGTGATTTTGTAAGATTTAGATATGGACTTCCTGAAAAGATAGGAGGTTGGGAGCAGATATTAGAAGGAACTTTAGTAGGAGCTGCTAGAGAACAATTTATTTGGGCTGATTTAGATGGTAGACGATATGCTGCTATCGGTACAAACAAACTATTAGTTATATATTATGAAGGAGCTTTCTTTGATATCACTCCTTTAGGAACAGCCTTAACTAGTTGCACTTTTGATACTGTAAACACTTCAGCAACTGTCACTGTTAATAAAGCAGCTCATGGTTTAGAACCTGGTGACATATTTTTATTTTCATCTGTAACACCTCCAACAGGAGCGGGTTACTCTGCTGGAGACTTTACAACCAATCCTTTTCAAGTAGTTACTGTACCTGATAGTGATTCATTCACCATAACAATGGCTAGCGCAGCTGGAACGACAGTTAACGGAAGTGGTTCTGCTACAGTCACTCCTTATATAAAACCAGGAGCTTTAGGATTTACTTATGGTTTTGGATGGGGCACAGGATTGTGGGGAGGTGGTCAACAAGTATTTAGTACACTGAACGGAGCCTTACTAGACGATACTGCAGGAACAGGAGGATCAGGAACCTCTATCACACTTGCATCGACCACAGGATTCCCAGCCACAGGAACAATAAAAGTTGGAGCAGAATTTATTGAATACACAGGAATATCTAATAACGATCTTACAGGAATTA